AGAAATGTCTCAACTTGAACGAGATATGAAAGATATTAGTCACTTTATTCATGGTTATGTGTCTAAGAATATACATGATTAAGGTACATCATTGACAGCTTTTAAAATATTTGTAGAATAAGTATATCTTTGCAAAGTTTTAGTTTTGCATAGATATAACAGTGCATAGATAATAGCAGTGCATAGATATATCTATGTATAGTATATATATTTAATAAACTAAAAAAAATAGTTATGCAAAGATACTATCTATGCAAAGATAGACAAAACTACTTTTCATCTTTATAAATTCGACTCAACAACAAAGATACAGTTTTGCTTATCTTTCTTTCACCATTTTCATATCTTGAGATACTAGTAATAGTTACGCCAAGCATTTCAGACAAATCTCTTTGAGTGTAGTGAAGCTGAGTTCTGATATCTTTGAATTGTTCTTTGTTCATTGCTTTTCTCCTTTTAACTTTTGATTAACAGTTAGCCCAAATTCAAAGCCTTTTTTATAGTAGGCTGAACTTTTCATATAACAGTTATCAGCTTTGTTATTTATAATTGCATCAGCTGCACCTAGCTTAAAGAAGCTAAGATAGTTTTTACGTTTTGCATCGTCTTGCATGTTAGTCTCTTTCTATTTGTATGATTAAAGTCGATTTAAGGGCTATACAGAGGTTGTTTGTAGGCATTACCTATACAAATCTTGCGTTTGATAAACTAAGTTCCAGATCGTATATTTCTTACTGAAAGGATTAATAAACGATATTGTTAAGATAATTAGTAACAATGCTATTATCGTAGTCTCTGTTATTTCTTTTTTAGTCATTAGCTTTCCCCTTTGTGGTTACTCTTATTTAGATCATTACACACCATTGGTATATACACAAGCTCTAAATGTATTTTTATTGATTATATTTATTTATTAGGTTATGTCTTAGAAAGACATGGGGATGACTAATGATATACACAGCCGTAGAATTAGCCGATCGATTCGATGAAATGGTCGATGTATTACGCAGCTTTCCACCTGCAGTTAGAAAGAGTAAGGTCAATTTCTGGCCAGAGTTTCCCAGTGATCCTAATCAATCCTATGGTTATGGAGACTATGTTGTTAACAGACCAAAGCCTACAGGAGAGCAAATTGATAGAGCTGATGAATGTATCTATTGGTTACTAAAGCTAGATAAACAACAGAAAGAACTCATCTGGGCTAGAGCTTCAAAGTTTAGTTGGCGTAAAATAGCAGCTATGAAAGGCTGTAATAAAGACACAGCTAAACTCAAGTGGACTGTCGTTTTAATGGAGTTAATAGAGAAGCTAAAGAATGATGATTAATATACATGCTAGACAACCTAGACAAAATGTGCTTACCTTATTTATACAATGGGTAACTATGCCATGAGAAAGAACCAATCAAAGCCTGGTATAGACTGGGCAGAGATAGAAGCTAGATTCAACAATGGATTGTCAGCTTACACACTAGCAAAAGAATATGACATATCAAGGCAAGCTATCAATAAGAGAGCTATACGAGAAGGTTGGCCTGCTGTTAAGCATAAGGTTAAGTTAGCTAGAGCTGTGGTAAAAGCCGTTAGGCAACCAGAGGTAACTAAGAAAGTAACTACTGAGGTAACCAGTGAGGTAACTACTGAGGATAGGCAACCTTTAGCAATTCCTATAACAAGGCATAGGCACGTTCAGAAATTTGATAAGGACACTGTGGAGACTAGGGAAGCAATCCTTGCTCTACTAAGGGATGGCAATCCTAAAGTTATAGCCACTCAGGCAAGTGGAGTGAGTCTTGAGACGTTTAATATGTGGTTGAAGAATGACTTGATATTATCGGCTATGGTACGAGAAGCCGAAAGCATGGCGGTGGTTCAGCGGTTACAGAACATACAAAAAGCCGGAAATCGTGGAGATTGGAAGGCTGACTCCTGGTACCTAGAACGTACACATAGAGAGACATTCGGCAGCAATGAGATAAAGAATGGTGCATTAGCAGTACAGATAAACATACATAGAGATACAGACAAGGAGACAGTCACAGTCAAGCCTACAGGCAAGGACAGGCCGTTCAAATAGACCCCTACACCACTACCCCACACGGCTAACTTTCTTGTCGGCGTAGTTGATATACACACACGCACGACTTTATAAAATACACAGCACACAGGTTACTAAAAAACAACACTGCACAGGTTGCTCTACAATGGAAATACGAGACAGTAAATTTGCTAGGGATATGATAGCACAGAAACTAATGGCTGAGAATAAGGACAGTCCATTTGATAGTCGCTTCTTTCAGCCTAGTGATGCTTATTCTGAGCGTAGGACAAGGCCTATACAGGGTGATTTGACAGTGGGTAACATTGCATCATACTTCATGCCTTTTTCTAAGGATGTAGGGCCTTATGATGATAGTCCTAAATTGGGCAGACCTGGTGGTGTAAATTTAGATTACCCACAGCTAAATAAAGATATTTATAGTGGTATAATGAAATACGGCCAGGCAATGCGTGGTGAGTTGAGTGCAGGTCAGATACAGCAATTAGCCTTTGATACGTCTGTGAATGTTGCAGGTGGTGGCTTTTTAGGTTCTAAGATACCAGGTGCAGTTCCATCTGGTTCACTTGGTATATTTGGAGGTAAGAGTGCTACAAATTTTCCTGCTAAGTCTATGTTGAAACAAACAGATAGCACAAAGTTGGTTCGATTAGCTAATGAGTTAGATGTCGTCAGGCATGAATTAACAAAAGGCAGGATGGCTTTAGGGGATAAGGTTACTGACGAATTGAGGGGAACAAAACTAAAGCTCCTTGATGAAATTGATGATGAGTACAAATTTTTAGACAAATCACGAAAAGAAGAAACACTTGAGCTTGATAAGTTTATGGAAAAACAGGATTTTAGGCCTGGCTTTGAAAACCCTACAGGTAGATTTGAAGCAAGTAAAAGGGAGTTTGGCACAGGTTTATTTAAATTACCTGATGGTCAATATAGATTTGAGATAGACGATACAGTTGCTAGTTTAAAGAATTTAGATGATGCTTTTATAAATCAAGGTGAATTTCACGAAGTTGTTGCTAATGTAGCAGGTGCTAAAAACATACAATTAGATGCTGAAGGTTCTTTAAAGACTTTTTTTAATTCTAAAAATGCAGTTAAATTACCTGATATATTTAACCACAAGGAGCTATTTGAAAATTACCCACAATTAAAAGATATGAAAGTGGCGTTTTATAGTGATCCAAGATCACAAACTTATGGTGCGTTTTATGAGAGTGCAAATGCTATAAATATAAATGTTGGTGCATATAGTACCTCCAGGAGGGGAGACCCAATTAATATTAACACACCAGAAAACAAAGAAAAGATTTTAGACATCTTAGTGCATGAGATACAGCACAAGGTGCAAGACATTGAGAATTTTTCACCTGGTGGTAATATGCGTGAATCTGAGATGAGATTTTTAAATTTTAAAAACAGCGTTGAGTCTAGGCAAGATAATTTTAGAAATGGTTATATTAGTTATGAAACTTTAAGTAAGCCTTTATCGGCTTTAAATGATGCTTCATATATTAAAAATCTAGACGAATACATTGCTAAAGATACTGGCTATCAACCTAGACTATTATTTGGTCAAAGTGATTGGTATAGGTATGGAGATGATATACGAAGCGAATTAAGTAAAGAACTTGGTTATAGTTATCCAAAAGTAAAAAGCAATAAAAGAGATGCTTGGATTAAAGGAGCTTATGGAAAGTTAAAGGATAAGTCTTTAAATGAAATGAGGGTTAAACAAGCTAGGGGTGAAGGTGGAAATATTGATTATATTTTAGAATCCTCATCACTAAAAGAAATAAAATCTGAGATAGGCAAAGTTACTAGAAAACAAAACAAATATTTTAAAGATTATTTAGAGTTTAAGAAGTTAAACAATAAGTTAGTTTCTTTAAATAAGTTTAAAAGTAATGGACATTCTTTGCATGAACCTGATGCTTTTGACAAATACCAAATAATATTAGGTGAATCAGAAGCAAGGGCAGTACAAGCTAGGCGAGGTAAAACCATAACAACTCCTAACTTTAAAAATAAATTTAGTGATTCAGAAACTTTTGAGAAAACATATTTTCCACCAGATCAATTTAAAGAAGGTAGAATGGTTAACCCACCATCTTATTTTAATCTTACATTAGATGACCTGGTAAGTTAATGTCTAAGAAGGTAATTAAACTAGATTATACACCGCAACCTAAACAGGAGTTGTTGCATAAGTGTAAAGCCAAGCAGATACTATTTGGCGGAGCAGCAGGAGGTGGTAAGTCTCATTCTGGTCGGTGGGATATAATAGGGTTTTGTCTTGAGAATCCAGGCTTAAACGCTTTTATATTTAGAAGGTCGTTACCAGAATTAGATAGTAACCATATACAGCCTTTGAAAAAAGAGTTGCCATTAGAATTAGGTACGTTTAACGAGACTAGAAAGAGATATGAATTTTACAATGGATCAACTATCCAGTTTCAGTATTTAGAACGTGATAGTGACTGTGATCGTATACAAGGAACAGAGATACATATAGCTTTGATTGATGAAGCAGGTCAGATGACAGCTTATCAACTTGGTTACATTAAGAGTCGAATGAGATTAGGTTCTTTTGAGCCTAAACAAAAAGGTTATTTACCACGATTAGTTATGACAGCTAATCCAGGAGGGCAAAGTCACAATTTCTTAAAAGCACTTTATATTGATCCATCTCCTGCTGAGAGTTATTTTTACGATCATACAATGAGAGACCCAAACAATCCTAAAGATAAGGGTTGGCTTTCAATGTATATACCTGCGAAGATGACTGATAATAAATACATTG